CGAAGTGCCAAGCCTCAAGCGCAAGCTGATAGAGTTCTTGGTATGCAAACCGATTCAAGGGATTGATGAGGGGATGATGTACCGCAAGTTGGACTTCATCAACGAGTACTTCCAATTCATAGACGGCAACAGGCTATTTACCGCCTTTGAACTTCTTGAGATTATGAACTCCGTCAAGAATGAATGGAACTACACAGGTGCTTTGATAGACCCCTACAACTCCCTATCAACAGACCAAAAGAAATTAGGCAAGACAGGGATGCACGAATACCACTACGAGGTAGCATCTGCCCTTCGGGTATTTGCACATCAGAATAACGTCACCACAATAGTCAATGCGCACCCAGTTACCGAAGCGATGCGCAAGACATTCTACAAAGGCCACAAGTACGAGGGTATGGCGATGCCTCCTAACACATCAGACATTGAAGGAGGGGGCAAGTGGGGCAATCGGTCGGACTGCGTAATCGTAATTCACCGCTTTGCAGCCCACGAAACCGATTGGATATACACGCACATTCACGTTAGGAAGGTCAAGGAGATGGAATCGGGCGGGCGAATAACGCCCCTTGAAACTCCGCTTGTTTTGCAGAGCGTTTTAGGTAATGTTGGCTTTGTGATAAACGGGCGTAACTTGCTGCCAATAAAATTAGATGAAACGCCTGCGACTGATGTACCCTTCTGACGATAGCCACGACCTCTACATTCGGGAGAAGCAGTTGATGCTTGCGGGTACTGCGATGTGGTTGGCAAAGCAAGCAGCAGACAAAGCAAAAGGCAGGGAAGTACAAGATGACATCCTGCACCACGTTATGAGCTGCCACTACGCAGACCTACTACTTCAGCAGTTTATTGACTATCGCCAGTTCACAGAGGGCAAAATGAATGAGATGTACTTGGCAAACGCCAAGCTGCGAGTTGATAGCGAGCAGATGCACTACGAGATACAACGGCTGCAAGGGATAATAGAGGACAATCTATGAAGCAGATACTCTCCCCCTTTCAAAAGTACGAATGCTTTGCAGTAGATGGGGTGGACTACCTCGTGGTTGACTACACTATCGTACAAGACAAAGATGACAATTTAGTGGAATGGGCGAGTGAGATGAAGTTCAAAAGACTAAAAGATCACAAGCACTTCACTATGCCGATAACTAAAATAATAACCAATTACAACGAGGGCAGAGCGAAACGCTGCAAATGCTAATGAGACCATTTGAACTACGTCAACTAAAAGTATCTAAAGAACAATACTTCGCCCGATTGGGCTTTTCTGACAACGGAAGCCGAGCGCATAAAGAATCCACCGCAAGAGCAGCATTCGTATCAGCATTCCGAAACCACGCCACGCTCCACGAACTCGGAGAGGCCATTGAGAAAGACCATAGCTCGGTGGCGTATGCCGTAAGGATGCACAAAGACCGCCTTATCTACGGGGACTATCAGCACTACTACAAGGTAGCCTGCTGCGTTCTTGAGGAGAACCCGATGGCCTGCATTGATAAGCCCGACTTTGAAGCGTTGGAGCAGGAACTAAATAAACTCAATGAAGTCGTTGCGGAGTTATCTAAATACAAGGAATTGTATCTAACTCTTAAACGCACATTTGATGAATTTTAACGTAGGACTTTACCCAATCTATGGGCTTATCGTAGGGGCTAACTGGTCAAAGACCGACTACCTTGAAGAAGATATTGTGATGCACACGGTGCAATTTGCTCTGTTTGTTGTAATTGTAGAAATCACTTGGGACTCCTCGCAGTATTAGCAAAGCGGCAGACGGATTGGATTCGTATGTGCAAGAGCTTTGGAGCGAGTGATGACCTTGCTCAAGAGCTTGTGCAGGAGATGTACGTCAGATTGTACAAGTATGTTGATGATGCCGAGAAAATAATGTACAACGAAACGGAGGTCAACACCTTCTTTGTGTACGTTACGCTGCGAAATATGTACGCCACCCTGATGCGCCAGAGAGCAAGATTCGAGTTCGTAGACGTGGACATTCTTGAGGAGTTCATCTACGAGGAGGCCAACGAAGATGCAGAGGTGCAACTCATCCAACTTTACGACAGGGTATGGTCAACCCAAACTGACTGGCATTGGTACGACAAAAAGATATTTGCCTTGTACCACAACACCGATATGTCCATTCGCACGTTAGCGGATGAAACCAAGATTTCAGCACGATCAATTTTCAACACACTAAAAAATGCAAGAGAGCGAATCCAAGAAGACTGCCAAGACACCTACGAAGCGTACAAAGAAGCCAAGCGGCTTGGGTGATACCATTGAGCAAATCACAACTGCCACAGGCATCAAGGCTGCGGTAGATTGGTTCAGCGAAGCAACTGGCGTTGACTGCGGCTGCGATGCTCGTAAAGAGAAACTAAACAAGCTATTCCGTTACCGAAAGCCTGAATGCTTGACCAAAGAAGAATACGAGTTTGTGGGCAAGATGCGCGGCAGGAACACCGTGACCGCCATTGAGCAGACGGAAGTCAATAGAATCTACAACCGAGTCTTTAAGGATTCGGTAAAGCCAACTAACTGCGGCTCTTGCCTTCGTGGTAGGTTGCAGGAGCTTGAGACATTATACAACGCTTACTAATGAGCGAGCAGGAGTTGTTTGATTATCTCCAAAAAAATCACATACCAGATTTAGAGATGAGCGATGAGCCTATGTCGCATTGGGATTGTTATTCTGCAAAGTATCAATATGACATAGAGTTAAAATGCCGAAGAACGCACTACGATGATTTGCTTATTGAGAAAATGAAGTATGATAATTTAATAACACGAGCTGCGAGGTTTGGCACAACGCCAATCTACATCAACTCCACCCCAGTTGGCATCTATGTTTTTAATTTGTCTGCGGTTGAAATAGATTGGCAGACCAAAAAAATGCCCGCAACAACCGACTTCGCAAGAAAAGAAAAGGTAGATAAGGTTGTTGGTTTCTTAAATCTAACAAAAGCAAAAAAGATATATGCCAATACCTAAAGTTCAAAGCGGAGAAAAGCAAGCCGAATACATCCAACGCTGCTTGGAGGCTATCGGAAGCGAGTACCAAGACAAAGACCAAGCAATAGCAGTTTGCTACACACAATATAGAGAGGGCAAGTAGCCCTCTTTTTTTTATTTATTTTTTATTGGAGTGTTGATAATCCGAAAAGTTGTATTACATTTGGGTATAGATAAACCAATCAATCTAAAAACCAATCAGATGAAAAACATAAATTACGCTGAATTAAATCAAATGTCTCTTGAAGACCTTATGCTATTATATGAGCAAGTTGTTGAGGTCATAAAAATAAAACGTCAAGTTAAGGAACTTCATATTAAAGAAGGGCTGTATGTTGGTGCTAATGTGCGAGTTAATCACCCAACGGCAATGGGTAAAGAATGTCGTGTTCAGAAGATTAACCGCACCAAAGCCGATATACTTATTGAGGGTAAAATATATAGTGTTTCCCTTACAATGATTGAAATAATAAAATAACCAGATGTACCAATTCAAAGTTTACCTCGCCAAGACAATCGCCTCTATTGCGATTATCTTTACCCTTATTGGCAGTCTTGCCCTTGTTGAATTCTTAATTAACCTGTAAGATGACCTTTACCTACAACGACCTAAAGTTTTGGCTTGAAGATGCCGACCTACTACCGCAGTCTTATTGGGATGCCCTTGAGGACTACAACCCCGATGACAAGAACTCCGATGAGATTCTTGCCAAGTGGCTCGGCTTTGCCCACGTTGCTGACTTCTACGAGTACGAGATGCAAATCACCTACATAGAGGAGTCATACAACGAGGATGGCTACACCAACACCACCGCATACCCTACCACATCCATTTACAGGAATATACCAAACCTTGACAATGACATCTACATCAAGTGGATGAACTGGGCAACTCAAGTCGCATCAGAAGAATAATTAAAACCAATCAAATGAAATACCAAACTATATCCCAACTACTCCGAGAGCTGAAGTCGGTGGACATATCTGAATCAATCCTCAAAGACATAGAACACATTGAGAAGGTCACCTTGCGTATAGCCTATCACGATGCGTTAATTCGTGTGCCTTTTGAAGAATGGTACGAAGCAACATTCCAAAAATGAAGATCAACCACCTTGATTTGTTTAGTGGGATAGGTGGATTCCATTTAGGCTTTGAGAAAGCAGGATATGAAATAACATCCTACTTCTCGGAGATAGACAAACACGCAATCGCAGTTTACAAACATCAATTCCCAACCTCAACCTATGTCGGTTCAGTTACCAATGTTCGAGGAGCAGACCTTCCAAGAATCAACCTCATCACTTTTGGAAGTCCTTGCCAAGATTTCTCATTGGCAGGAAACCGAAAGGGGATGGAAGGACAAAGAAGTTCTCTTGTCCTCGAAGCAATCCGTCTTATTAGCGAATGCCGACCAAGTGTATTTGTCTGGGAAAATGTTAAAGGGACATTCTCCTCAAATGATGGCGCAGACTTTTGGGCGATTATCCAAGCCTTTACCGACATTGGGGGCTATAGACTTGAATGGCAACTGCTTAATACAAGTTGGTTTCTACCCCAAAATAGAGAGCGGATATACCTTGTCGGATATTCTACAACCACAGGAGGAGATTGGGGAGGAGTATTTCCTATCGCAACAAACAACCGAGAGGCTGATGAGTTACAGGGACAACACCTATCAGCCAATACCATTCTCCAACGATATACCGCCTGTGCAAACGGAACGTATATCGGTGAACGTGAACTCGCTTCACAAGTAAAACAAATCGGAACTAAACTTGATTCTAATGGTGGCACTCAACCCTACCAGCAAGACCGAGTGTCCGATGCTGATGGTATTGTTCCTGCTCTTAATCAAGGAAAGAGTGATCTTATTCTAAGAGTAAAATCAGCTACAAGTTTAGGGTATGAAGAAGCAACAAGCGGTGATACCATTTACACTTCTCGCACCCAAAGCGAAACTCGCAGAGGTCGTGTAGGAAAACAAAAAGCTCAAACACTTGAAACGAGTTGCAATCAAGCAGTAATTCAACCAAATTATACCTACGAGAAAGTCAACGAAACCATCAGACGGAATGACTTTAAGGAGGGAGAGGTTAAGGCAATGGACTTGTACAACAAAACCCTGCGTGATGAATCACCCACACTAACGCAACCCGAACACAACGGCATCAGCCTATTTGATGGCTACCGAATCCGTAGGCTAACACCTATTGAATGTGAACGCTTACAGGGCTTCCAAGATCAGCATACGGCTTATGGCAATTATGATGGAGAAGTAAAACCTATGAGCAACTCCCAACGCTACAAGCAATGCGGTAACGCAGTAACCGTTGACGTAGTTGCGGCAGTCGCTAAAAAATGCATACCTTTATTTAATTAACAAAAACCAATCTTATGAAAATAATAGAACTTTTAGACGGCAGCACTTGGGATATGGAGACAATCCTTGAGAAGATGCACGATGACCAATTTTACTACGGAGTACTCGGCAAGAACGCCCTGTCCTCCTCTGCCTGTAAGCTGCTGCTTACTTCACCAAAGACGTACCATTACGTTACGAAGTACGGCAGCGAGGAGTCTGATGCGTTTGCAGTAGGCAGACTCGTTCACCTGATGGCTCTTGAGCCGCACAGAGTAGCGGACTACGAGGTGATAGAAGTACAGAGCAAGAACGCAAAGGCGTGGCAAGATGCAAAGGGCAAGCGTAACCTATGCACCCGTAAGGAGTACAACGAAGCGCAACGTATCTCTGATGCGCTCCTGCGCAACGAGAACGTGCTTGGCCTGCTAACTGGCTGCGAGTTTGAAGTACCCAAGATTGGTATGATTGGCGGCCTGCCCTTTAGGGCGAAGGCTGACATCTATGCTGAAGGGTTTTTGGCTGACTTGAAAACAACAACCGACCTCCGAGCATTCCCCTACTCTGCAAAGAAGTACGGCTACGATGTGCAGGCGTTCATCTACACCCGATTGTTCGGAGTACCGATTGATAAGTTCTTCTTTGTCGCTATTGACAAGGCAAGCCTTGACATAGGCATCTACTCCGTGAGTCCCGAGTTCGTGGCAGAGGGAGAACGCAAGACCCTTGAGGCTATTGAAATGTATAAGCAGTTTTTCATCTTGGGTGAGGACTTGGACTCGTACACAGTTGTAGGCACGTTATGACCGACATCACCAAATGCACAGGCGAAGGTTGCCCTCTAAAAGAAACCTGCTACCGCTTTACCGCCCCTACGGATATGTACCAATCGTTCTTTGTTGGCATACCTGTCAAGCACGGCCAATGCGAATACTATTGGAACACCAAACTTTAACATAAAACCAATCGTTGCATTTTTTGCAACACCTCAAAGTGTAAAATAAAAAATAAACAAAGTGTAAAATGCAAGATCAATTTATGAGGATTGCTATGGCGCAGCTCCGTAGCACCTACCCCTTCAAGCCCCAACGCAGAGCAGTAGCTGCTCGGATGTGGGTAAAGTATTTAGACCGCAAAGCGATGGCGCAATGGTTCAAAGACCAAGAGGCGAGCGTATGATTAGACCCTTTGTGCTTGCCTTCCACAAGCAGAACTCTGGAGTATCTCACCACAGGACATTTGCACCCTTGATATGCCACAAGGATGTAGATGTCTTTTTCATTGAGAAGATAACGGACATTGACCCCGAGATGTGGCCTAAAGTCACTCACATCTTTGCAAGCCGTGCATTCCCAGTAGAGCCGTTTGATGACTTCGTAAAGCTCTGCCGTAAGGAGGGCATCAAGCTAATCGTTGACAATGATGACTGGTGGGTTCTGCCTCCTACGCATCCCTTGCAAGGTCTGTACGTTGAGCAGATGAGAACTCGCATCGTGCGCTCTATGAAAGCGGCTGATGAAGTGTGGGTGACAAATAAGCACCTTGCCTCAAAGGTCAAGAAGTATAATACCAACATCCGAATCATCCCCAATGCCATCAGCGTACCGACTTGGCAGGTAGAGAGAGAGCCAAGCGAAGAAGTACGCTTCGGGTATATCGGAGGCAACCACCACGCATTAGACGTAAAGGAATCCACGATCAACCTTGAAGGCTATCAAGGCTATGTCGCAGAGGTAGATGGCTACCCCGATATTATGAAGGCAAGCCATAGGCTGCCTACGATGCCACCAACACACTACCATAAACTCTACGAGTTCTTTGATGTGAGCCTTGTGCCGTTAAGCACTTCCGAGTTTGCCAAGTGCAAGTCACACCTAAAGATGCTTGAGGCAGGGTTCAGCAAGTGCGCTCTAATAGTTAGCAACACACAACCCTATTCACCCTACATCACAAAGGATAACTGCATTGCTATCAAGCACCCAAGTGAATGGGCAGGAGCAATCAAGAGGCTAAAAGAAAACCCCAACCAAGTTGCTGACCTAACGGAATCGTTATACGAGTATGTGCAAGACTTTACTATGGATAAGATAAACGAACTACGATGCTTTACATAGTCACGCCCTGCTCACGGCCTCATAACCTCGTTAGGCTAAAACAGCATATCCCTGCGTACGCAACGTGGGTTGTGATGATGGATGCCTCTACCAACTACAAGGGAGCAACAAGCGCATCAGTCACACACTACTCCACACGCACAGGTACCGCAGGCCACCCCCTCCGCAATGAGTTCCTTGAATTGTATGCTGATTCTTTTACCAAAGAAGATTGGGTGTACTTCTTGGATGATGACAACATCTTGCACCCAAAGTTCCTTGAGGAGTGGAGCAACTTGCATTCCCTTGATTGCTCTATCGTAACGTGGGGGCAAGTAGGTAGGCTCCGCCCTACCGACCAACCAAGAGTCGGCAACATAGATACCGCCTGCTATATGTTCAAGCCATACGACCTGCCCAACCTACGCTTTGAGATGACCTATGAGGCAGATGGCACCTTTGCACAAGCAGCATCCGAGCAAGGCACACTTATCTGCGTAGAGCAGTACCTTTGTTATTACAACGCCCTAAAATGAAAACGAGCAAACAAATAGACGGGTGGTTCAACCACCAAGCAGCATACGACTACCTCCTTGCCAATATGCCCGAAGACGGCACATTCGTAGAACTGGGTGCGTGGCTCGGTAAGTCATCAGCCTACCTATGCGACAAAGCAACACACCAAAACATCACAATCATAGATTCCTTCAAAGGAACGGCAGAGTACATAGACTCCTACTACAAGCTCGCCAAGACCAACGACATCTACGAGCTGTTCTTGGAGAATATGGGAACCCGTAATTACAATGTAATCAAAGGAACATCCAAAGTAGCTGCAAAAATGTTTCTGAACGAATCCCTTGACGTGGTATTCATAGACCTTGACCATTCCTATAAGGCGGTAAAGGAAGACATCAAGCTATGGCTACCCAAAGTAAAGAAGGGAGGCTTCATCGCAGGAGATGACTACCACGAACATTGGAAGGGAGTAATCCAAGCCGTTGATGAACTCCTGCCTCGTGCTACGTTCATTGATGACTGTTGGATTTACCAAAGGTGAAAACGCTAAACTCATTGTCGGGAGGCAAGACCTCCTCGTACATCGCAGCAAACTATCCTGCGGATTATGACATCTTCTCTCTTGTAAGAATTGAGGACAAGAACTGTTTATTCCCCGATGCCAAAATACGCAAAGAGGTAGAAGACAGAATCCAAGCTCCATTCATCGGAACGGCAGAAGATGATATGATTATCTACACTATGCTTGACCTTGAGCAGCACATCGGCAGACCTATCACTTGGGTGACGGGGAAGACCTTTGACCAAATCACACAACGAAAGGAGAAGGTTTACTTGCCAAACAAGGTGCAACGATTCTGCACCATACAAATGAAGATTGAACCTATTTTCTATTGGATGGCAGAGAACATTGGTGAGCCTGTTGAAACTCGCATAGGCTTTCGTGCTAACGAAACCAGTAGGGCAAAGAATATGATGGAGCGAGTGAACCAAGATGGCCTTACTACATTCAAAGCAACATTCGAGAAACACAAAGACGGCAGAAACAAATGGGTAGATGTTCCATATCAGAAGCCTCACTTCCCATTGATAGATGACAACATCTACAAAGACCACATAGAAAAGTATTGGCTTGGCAAGCCTGTACGTTTTGCTTGGATGAACAACTGCGTAGGGTGCTTTCATAAAAGCCCTTTGCTACTTCGCAAGATGTTTGACAAGCATCCCAATAAGTTAGAATGGTTTGCCAAGCGAGAACGAGAGAGCATCAACAATGCACATTGGCGTTCAGAGATGACCTACGATGACATCAAGAATTGGAACTCGCAGTTTGAATTGTTTGATGATGATTTTAACGAATGCGATACGGGATACTGCGGACTATGAAGAACCACACAAAGGTCTATCTCAAAGGGATGGGCTACTCCACAACTGACTTCATCCCCTGCGAGGTATGTCAAGCCCAAGCGCAAGACATTCACCACATAGAATCACGCGGAATGGGTGGAAGCAAAATTGCTGATACGATAGAAAACCTAATGGCTCTATGCCGTAATTGCCATACAGAATATGGGGATAAGAAGCAGCACAAAGAGATGCTAACCGCAACACACGATCACCACCTATCAAAAAGGGTTATTTAGATACAACCGAAAATAACGGAACTTAACGGATATGAAAGATGACAAAGGCAGGTTCATAGCAGGCAACACAGGAAGGCCAAGCGGAACACCAAACAAGACCACCAATAAAATCAGAGAGGCATTCCAAACCCTCATCGAAGCCAACCTTGAGAATATGACCCTATGGCTCACGCAAGTTGCTGCTGATGACCCAAAGGGCGCACTTGACCTCTTGAACAAGATGGCAGAGTACACAACTCCCAAACTCGCAAGGGTGGAGAACTCACACGAAGTATCGGATGAGCTAACGAAAATCAAGGTAGAGATTGTCCGAACTAAACCTAAAGAGTAGCGAACTCTTTGAGAAGAACTACACCGCGCCAACTCGGATAGTAGTCAATCAAGGCGGAAGCCGTTCGGGTAAGACCTACTCGCTTTTGCAGATGCTCATCGTGATGGCGATGGAGGATAGGGGCAAGGTGTATTCTATCGTGCGCAAGTCGCTGCCGTCTCTGAAGATGACGGCCTATCGTGACTTCTTTGAGATTCTAAATGCCAACAATCTCTACGATGAGGCACGGCACAACAAGAGCGATTACACCTACGAGTTGAATGGCAACCTATTTGAGTTCATAAGCCTTGACCAACCGCAGAAGAAACGGGGAGCGAGACGTGATTACCTATTCTGCAATGAGGCAAACGAACTCACTTGGGAGGATTTCTTTCAGCTCTTGATTCGTACCACAGGTAAGATATGGGTTGACTACAACCCTTCAGACGCATTCCATTGGATTTACGATAAGCTGCTGACAAGGGATGACGTAACGTACATCCAAAGTACCTATCTCGACAATCCGTTCTTGGATGCCTCGATTGTTGAGGAGATAGAAAGGCTGCAACATACGGACAATGACTATTGGAGAATCTACGGACTCGGAGAACGTGGTATGAGCAGAGCCACCATATTTCAATACGGGCAGGCAGAGATACCCTCTGATGCCACGCTCCTATGTCACGGGATGGACTTTGGCTACACCAACGACCCAACCGCACTTGTGGCGGTGTATAAGTCGGGGGACAATCTTTATGTGGATGAACTTATCTACCGCACGGGGATGACCAACCCCGACATCAGCAACGTGCTAAACTCTCTTGGCCTTGACAGGAGGGCAGAGATATATGCTGACTCTGCTGAACCCAAATCTATTGAGGAGTTGCATCGTATGGGATGGAACGTAAAACCCACGCAGAAGGGCGCAGATAGCGTCATAGTGGGCATTGACGTGCTGAAGCGGCACAAGCTATTCGTAACCCCACGAAGCAGCAACCTAATCAAGGAACTTCAGAACTACAAATGGGTAGAAGATAAGAACGGCAACCTGCTCAACAAACCGATAGATGCATTCAACCACGCCATTGATGCGCTGCGCTATGCGACCTACAACAAGTTGAGCAGACCTAACTTTGGCAGGTATGCCATACGCTAAAACTAAAAGGTTATTTTAATACAATGGAACTAAAGGTAATTGTACCCACCGCCCTATCAGAGATCACGCTTGACCAATACCAACGCTTTGCGAGGCTTGAGGGCGATGAGGAGTTCTTGACCCACAAGATGCTTGAGATATTCTGCGGAGTGCCTCTGGCAGAACTGCCCAACGTAAAGTTCGCAAGCGTAGCCAATGTGATGCGCCACATCAATACGATGTTCAGCGAGAAGCCAAACCTAAAGACGGAGTTCACGATGGGTGGAGAAACCTACGGGTTCATCCCTAACCTTGAGGACATCACCTTTGGGGAGTATGTGGACTTGGATAATTATATGGGTGACATACAAGAGCTGCACAAAACGATGGCAGTCCTCTACCGACCCATCACCGAGCGCATAGGCAAGCGGTATGCTATTGAGCCATACGAATCAGCATCCAAATACTCCGCATCAATGAAGGATGCGCCAATGGATGTTGTGATGGGAGCATCGGTTTTTTTTTGGCGTTTAGGAAACGAGTTACTGCTCGCTACCCTGACCTCTTTGGAGAAGGAGAAAACGAGTACTCCGCAGAGTCCCAATTCGGTAGAAAGTGGGGATGGTATTCTTCCTTCCATCAGCTTGCTCAAGGAGATGTTACAAGATTTGAACGAGTCGGAAGGCTTGGCGTTCACGAAGCCCTTACCTTTCTCGTTTTTGAAAAAGAGCGCATAGACGTTGAACGCAAACAATTAGATAAGATAAAAAAATGAGACAGTTCTACGACATCACCACCAAACTCAAGGACACCCTTGAGGCCAATAGCCAAGTCAATGTGGTAACCACAGGGGATATTTTTGACATAGACCTAAACAAGCAGACCATCTTCCCTTTGTCGCATATTATCATCAACCAAGCAACATTCGAGGGACAGATAGTACGGATGAACGTGAGCATCGTTTGTATGGATTTAGTGGATGAGACAAAAGAGAATCCAAGATTACAGGCAGAGCCGTTCTACGGCATCAGCAACGAGCAAAACATACTGAACACCCAACTCGCAGTAATCAACGATGTGGTGACAGAACTGCGCAGGGGTACTCTTTACACCGACCTTTATCAGTTGGATGGTACTGCTTCTTGCGTTCCCTTTAGCGAGAGGTTCGAGAACCTGCTTGCAGGGTGGACTGCCACGTTTGATGTGCTGCTTGCAAATACCGAGATAAGCATCTGCTAAAATGGCACGAGAGGATTTGCTTGCTGCGGTACTTATTAAGTTTGGCAAATATGTCATTCAACAGGCGCGGAGTAACCTCACCAAAGGCAAGCACAACTTTGACAAGACCCTTTACAATTCACTTCGGTATAACATAACCTACGAAGGGACTAATTTCTCTATGGCTTTCTTAATGGAGGATTATGGTGAGTACCAAGACAAAGGAGTAAGGGGTGCAGGAGGCACGAGAAAGTCCACAAGCCCATTCAACAGGCGCAACAACAAGGGCAAGATATGGAAGCAGAAAGCACCCAATAGCCCATACAGTTACAAGGATGGCAAGAAGCCATCGGTAAAGCACTTTAAGCGTTGGGCAGAGAGCAAGGGGCTGAATCCGTTTGCAGTTCGTGAGTCTGTATTTAGACAGGGAATTGCCCCCACTAAATTCTTCAGCACTCCATTTAATATCGCATTCAACAAACTGCCACCCGAAATAGCTGAGGCAATAAAAAATAGTTTCTAAAAAATGAGTACACCTACTTTATCACGCCCTGCAAGTTTGTCAATGGGTCGCAGCCCATTGTTCATCACGGGCAAAAACAACGCCCTTGCTCTTGACCAACTTGATGAGATGGACTTGTCGTTGTATATTTATTCGGGGGCAAAGACATTACCTGCAGCGGCAAACTACATTCTAAACAAGTCCTACTCCATAAACGAGGTAATCAACTACGAAATCAGCGACCTTGTACGCTCGGAGTTCTACCACGACTTTAGCGTATGGGATGACATAGGCTACACGCAGAGTCCACCTGCAGAGGTGTTGTGGGTTGCGCCTCTTGGTAGTTGGACATTCTCTAACAACGGAAGCGTGGCCGAGACCGCAACTTGGTCAAACTCAAACGCTCAAGCCTTTATCGCAACTGATGGGTGGGCAACCCGTGATAACATCGCCCCTGTTGCGGTATCACAAGCCCTGCTTGCCACACCACGCAATCGGCAGGTGCTTGTAGGTAACTACGAATCCATTGCAATAAACAATAGCACGGCTAATGCTTTAGCATCAATACGCATCACTTGGCAAAGTGGGACTTCTGAATTGTTTACAACCACAGGTGGGGGTACTACCCCCCCAAGCCCTGCAAGCAACAACACCCAAGACCTTGTGATATACGCAGGAGTAGGTCCTGCAAACCTTGAGGCCAATAACGAACTGCCGAGCAGGGTAAAGCCAAGCACCCAACCCAATGGTGGGGCAGGGCAGTACTACGATGTTATTCTTAACAATTCCGCAGGCGGTGTAATCTCTACAATACGATACTACGTTCTTTGTGAGATAAAGTACGCCCCTGTGCAGGTAGCCTTCATCAACCGCTT